TAACCTGAGTTGTTTCGCCATAAAGAAGGTCTTTAATTATAGGATACTCTTTTTCAAGTATGTCTATAATACATAACAGAGCGTCCTGTGCATCATGAGGTTCACCAATTTTAAATCTCGGGTACAATTTTACAAATTCATGTAAAAGTGGTTCAAGTGTAAAAACTTTAACCTCTCTCGTTGAAAAATAAGTGTTTACAACTTTTTCATATATTTGTGTAAATAAACAACTGCCTTCGTATTTATTATGTATAATATGAGATGATATGTCGTGTATATGTAAGAAACATTGTATAGCAGAATTAAAATAACACGTATTTCCAATATTTGTAAAACCGTGCATCTAAAATAATGTATAAAAAAGGCTTAAGAAGAAGACGCATTATATAAATGTAATAAATAATGAACTTTCATAAAATATGTGATACAGTTGAACCTATTCTTGATAAATATAAGAATGAAGAATATATTGAAATGGAATTTCGACTTGGTAAATTTAATGGTACTTTCTTTGATACGAATATAGGTGAAAAGATGTATATCTCTATTTTGAAGGGTCTTAGTAAATATACTGGATGGGATCGCATTGTTCAGTCAGAAACGGAAGTCTTTTTTCGTGAAAAGGATAATCTTCGTATAACAATAGATGAATCTACAAACGAAGAAACTATTATAAAAAAGGAAAGGGTACACGTTGAGGATTTTAAACAACTTGAAGGAACACCTTTTGATATACGATTTTCAGTGTGTAAAGAAATACCAATGGACCACGACTATGAAAGTGAAATGGATGGTAAAAAAACAAAAACGCGTACATCGTATATTCGTAAGAATGTATCCATTGATGTAACATCTATTTCGGGTAATACACAAGATATGGATTCAGAAGATCCATTTACATATCAAGTTGAATTTGAAATTATAAAACCTCAAAATGTTGAAGATAAGGATACACTATTCAATATTATTCATAAAATAAAAGATTTATTTAATATACTATGATGATAGTTTGGTTATCTATAATCATAATTGTATTATTATTAATACAGGATACTGATACTACAAGTGAACGTGTTAGTATTCTTGGATATTCAGCAAAATACTTCTATATATCACATGGTGAATCTAAAAAAATATTTGATCAGATGTATAAGGATGGGATATCCGATGAATCACTTAAACATTTCATCATGATGGAAGATAAATTACTTAACCTTGAACGTTTATCTATATGTACACAAACAACGAGAAAAATTGAAGCGTTTGCTCTTTCTAAAAAGATAAAGGATACTTTTACCGGTTACGATTTTTCGTATCATGCAAAACACCTTAAACAAATTACCGAACCACATAAACTTATAAATCGAAGTATAACATGTTCATAAAATATAAAAGCATGCGACGGTGTGTTCCCGGTTTCATTTTATGCATATTATCATAAATAAATATTATAAGATTTTTGTCGTCAATGTCACGATATTGTTCTAAATAGGCTTTAGGATCTTCAGTATTTATAAAACTATCCGTACAATAATACTCAATTTCTAAATGTCCCATACCCTTTTCACACTTTCGCTCATAACGTATATAATCTGCTAAAGTATAAAATATACCATCTATAATGCTCGACAAAATATATCTATTCCAATTATCTTTGTAATCTATGATAACTTCATTTGTATTTTGTCGGACACGATTCAATAATAATTCCCGTGGATCTTCCATGTTTATTTAGTTTTGCGTTTATTCTTTAAGGCTTGTGGAAAATTTTGTTGAAGTTGTCGTTTTATCTTAACATAACCTTTTACTTTGTTACTATTAAGTGGTGGTGTTTTTGGTAAATTTGTAACGTATTTTATGACATTATTTACCATATTATTACCATATTTACCATATAATTTTTGAGCTTCGTTTTTAATGAGTTTCTTTTTGAGATCCTGTTCTTGATTAAGTTTCATATTCTTGACCATAGCTCTTTTGATGTCGTTCGCGACCATCGTTTTTATAACACCGTTACGTGTTGTGACGTTAAGAGATTTATTCTTTTCGGCTTTATTTAATTCTTTCTTTACATCACGTACGTTTTCATCCAAATTCATAACTTTACCATACTTTGTCATCCATTTTTTACCATACAATTTAACAAGATCATTTTTAATACTTGATTCATTAATACGTCTTTTTCTGTTTATAATGTTACGATTTCGTTTTAATAGAGCACGTTCCATTTCATTTGCAAGTGAATTTGGTGTGTTTGGTGTATTTGGTTTATTTTGGAGTTTATCACATAATATTTTTACGGTATCTTTATCATTAACAGTGATACCTTTAGATATTGCAATGTTAATGAGTTGATCCTTTTTCAATGTTCGACATAATTTTCCGTCTATTTTTAAATTAGATGTACCCTTCTCTATAGCATCAAGTGCAGAACATATAACTGATTTTGTATTTTTTTCGCGTACACCGACGACACCCAACTTTTTGGCAACGTCAAGTAATACAGGTTTTGTGAGTCTATCACATTTACGCCCACCTATTTTCATAACACCATCTTTATCGTATGAAATAGAAACATTTTTAGGTGTAGTTTTTTTCTTAGATACACTTCGTTTTTTTGGTATTTTAAAACAGCAATCTGAGCCCTGTGGATTTTTTCTAACTTCGAAACCGTCTTTACACGGTGGTCGTCTTGGTTTTGGACACGTAGATGCCTTTACACCTTTTACTACGGGGAGTTTTGGTGCATTTACATTACGATTTACTAAACCCATTGTGTACCCTAGTACATGGAGTAGTTTTATCATGTCAACACCCACATCATAAGCATTTTCAAGATCATCGGGATCACTTTCACCTTGAATTTGAACTACACCAGAACCAAGTTTTCCAGATTTAGATGATAAAACGAAATTATGGTCTTTATATGTCATGTATAAAAAGGGTGTTGTTTCAGTTTCATATCTAACACTTTGGGCTTTTATTGGGTTTTGGCGTGTGATTCTTGTTAAATCAAAGTTTACATTCGTATTAAAGAAACCTGCAATGTTATTATACTGAATTTCATTATACAAAAATTGCTGTTTTTGTGTATATGTATCAATTAAATATTTACGCAAAGCTTCGGGTTGACGTTTAAGGTTTTTAGATCCCAAAAATCCACCTGAAAACCGAATTTTACCATTACTGTAAATGACAAATGTAAAATTTTTGCGTTCTGTACCATCCATCATATATCCGCTTAACTGTACCGAGAAGAAGTCTTTACTTAAGTCACCCTTCAAACCAAAATTACTCGTGTGTATAGCGCCAGTTTGAAACCTCCCGTAATATCCCTTAATTTCATTAAGATCAATTGTTAACCCCTGTGATATTTGAGCATGACCCTTTGGTTTTTGTTTTAAAATGTATTGTAAATCTACACGTTTTTCATCTTTTGTAAAATTTTTGTTTACGAGAACGTTATACATACCAGGATGAAATTTTCCAATTTTGAGACCATCCTTTTTAGTAGTAGGGGTTGTCTGAATAGAAACATTCGAATTTTTCACGAATTGCCTGGGATCCATATCTTATTCTAACACGATATTTTAATTAATATTCGTTACCAAATGTTATGTCTTCGTTTACTATATCTATTCCAAATATGAATGATTGTCTTGGATACACGCGTCCCTTATATGTTAAATTGGCTTCACGAACTTCTATATCACGCTGACTAAAAGGACCAACGTAAAAATCTTGTGTAAATCTTGGTTTTCCAAGATTATTTGCCTGACAGTGTGAATTAAATAACGCGACAAATTCTTTCTGTGGACAGTACAAATCGTTTCCATATTTTACACCTGTAGATTGTAAGAAGTTTTCGAGTGTACTTGCAACTGTCGCAACCTGTTTCTGTACTGTTTTGAAATATTCTGGTACGACGTTCCAGATATCTCTATCCGAGTATTTTTGTGCATATTCAAGATATGCACGAATACATTTTTGAAGTATAATAGGTAATTCGGTGTCAAGTTTATTTTCGAGTGTTGGGTCTGCATCCTTGACTTGTTTACCAAAATTCCATGTGAGAATACGACGTAAAACACTTCCAGAATTATCTTTCCAATTTGGAATTTCATTACCACCAAGTACACCCGGGGTTGTCCATTCAAACGATCTAGCTTTTTCATGTTTTACAGCAATGGATACATCTTCACCGGATACAATAGATTGAAATTCAGCTTGTTCAAGTTGTAAATCACCTTTTACTTCGGGTGCTATGAACATAAATGCATCATATATAGAAGATAAACCAAACTTCTTTTCAACATTATTAGAAAGTGTACGAACGTCATCGGCATTGTAAAATTTACGGAACACTTTTGTAATGAGAGTTGATTTACCAGAACGCGCTATACCTTTTAAAAAGGGTATAACTTGCCATGCATCCATGTCATTTACATTAAAACATAATCGACCACCCATAACATACATCCATTTAGATACATCTGTATCGAATTTTTGGTATTCAAGGACTGACTGAAAAAATGGTGTTGGAATATCATACCAATTTTCAAAGTGACTATAATCTGTAAATTCTTTATCGAAATATTTACAGCTTACAACGGTTTGATCAAGGTTTTTAAATTCGCGCGACTCGTATGTATAAAAGTTTGAATCATAGAGTCCTGTTTGTGCAGACCATTCTTTTCCTATAAAAATACCGTTTTTAAAAGACCAAACGTGTCTATTTTTAATTATCTCGGGAAACTGCATATCTTTACAGTTTGTCAAGTGACGGATAACGTCATTATACGCCGAACCTCGACTCGATAAATTTTTCCAGAGCTCATAACGTGTTTCTTTTTGTGCAACTCCGTATACATATTCCTGTATGGTTTCAACCTGTTTCCATGCACGTGTATCCTGACCATCTTCTGTTTTAATTTGTGTACAGCAATACCCTTTGTATCTTTTAACATTGGTTTCATAAAGGTTTTGTAAACATGCGAGTATGGCTTGCTGATATGGCGCTAGTTCGTCTACTTTATCTAGAGTTGAACACCTGAAAATAGATGGATCTGATTCTGGATTTATAGGAACGTATGTTGGGTTATTAATTCGTTCGTGAATGCGCGCCGCCCTAAAAATAATTTGCCAAGCATCGTCAACTTGATCAATAAGACGATTTATACGCATGGATATTTTCATATCTTCATCATCTTCTATGTCTAAAAGTTTTAAAACTTCAGCCCGGTGATACATTTGCCCTAACTGCATTTTTAGGCGTTTATGGTTTCCAGAAACAAGTTCAACATCAAACCTAACGGGTAATCCCGTTTCGGGGTCGAGATCCTGAGGATTTATAAAATTTTTATATCCGAGTTGGAACGATACCATACTATTATTTACGGCATTGATATCCCACATATCCTCCAATTGGGATAGAAGGTGCATAAACTCTTCAGGGTTGAGTGATTGAATCTGGTTAGACCACATAATGGCATTGGATTCGCGTTGATTTGATTCCGAACCAATAAAATGAGTATCTTCCATTTCCTGTTATTACATATGGATTATTTTTCTAAGTTAATTTTTTTGCATTTGAGATAACATTTTTATAAGAATTTTGTTTTGAATTTCCATTTGTCTCGATATATTTACCAGAGCGGAACATACCGTATCGCCTTCCTCCGTCGCCAGAATTGAACTTAAGAGATCGCCCATATCTACCATATATGGTTCATCTATATCATATTCTTCCAATTCAGGTAATTCTCCAGTAACTGTAGTTCCATCATCTCCAATATTGGATCCTATTTCGGATCCAGTTTCAATTTCACTATCTTCCTCAATTTCTTCAGTTGGTTCAAGAAGTTTCTCTTCCTGGTCAGTCATTTCTATGTACCAGGAAAAATGGGTTCGAGTTTTTTCGCAGGTTTCACCCGAAAAAAAAATCTCAGTATATAGTACAACAAACAAACAAAATGGCCGGTGGTCTCATGCAACTCGTCGCCTATGGCGCCCAAGATGTCTACTTGACTGGTAACCCAAAAGTCACTTTCTTCCAGGCGGTTTACAAACGCCACACTAACTTTGCGATGGAAAACATCGAACAAACTGTCAACGGTACCCCAGGTAATTCTGGCCGTGTCTCCGTCACTGTCGCCAGAAATGGTGATTTGATCGCGGACATGTACATTGAAATGAAGGGTCCAGCTTCTGCCAAGCTTACTACGGACTCTCCATGGATGATTGAACGTGCGATCAAGGATGTTGAATTGTCCATCGGTGGACAAAGAATCGACAAGCACTACCAAAAGTGGTGGAGATTGTACGCAGAGTTGTACTTGACTGCTGAAGGCAAGAACAACTACGGTAAGATGACCTCGTGCACAACTACATCCGGTACCATGTATTTGCCACTCATCTTTTTCTTTAACAGAAACCCAGGATTGGCGTTGCCATTGATTGCCTTGCAATACCACGAAGTCCGATTGGACATTGACTTGGCTTCCGATTTTACGGATTGGGCCGATGCTGCCAAGACTTTCAAGGTCTGGGGTAACTACATGTACCTCGACACCGAAGAGCGCAGACGATTCGCGCAAAAGGGTCATGAATACTTGATCGAACAAGTCCAACACACTGGTGCGGATTCCATCACTGTTGGTTCCCAAAAGCAAATTAGATTGTCGTACAATCACCCAGTCAAGGAATTGGTCTGGTGTACTGATGCCGACAGCTCCAACTTGTGGAACTTTACTTCGGGCGATCCAGTCACTTTGTCGGCCAACCTTACCGCTCTCACCGCGGCGTCTAACGTCACGTGCACACCAAGCGAGATTGGTGCACCATTTGTGAAATTGGGTATTGCCTCTAAATTCTCCGAAGAATTGGCTGGTCCACTCGACACCTTCAAGTTGATCCTCAACGGTCAAGACAGATTCAAGGAACAAGGTGGTAAGTACTTTAACCAAGTGCAACCATACAACCACCACTCTGGTTCCCCAATGCCAGGTATCTACTCGTACTCTTTTGCGCTTAAGCCAGAAGAGCACCAACCAACGGGTACTTGCAACTTCTCCAGAATCGACAACGCGCAAGTTTCGATCAAGACGAAGGCTGCCTCGGAAAAGAACACTCTTCACATGTTCGCTGTCAACTACAACGTCCTCAGAGTTCAATCCGGTATGGGTGGTCTCGCGTTCTCCAACTAAGCGTTTTTTAGTTTATTGATTTAGTAAAAAAATAAAATTTAAAAAATAAATAAAATTTAGATTTTAAAATTTAGAACAAATTTTAAAGTTTAACCTTAAAATAGTTTTGTATTTTTTCGAGCATGTACCAGTTTACTTCCATTTTTCCCGCTTCAATTTTGTTTATAGTATCTAAAGTTTCTCGAATTCTATGTGCAAGTTCAACTTGTGTATGACTTCTTTCTATACGTATACGTTGAATTCTTTTACCTATTGTATCGTTCATGTTATAAATGATTAGAGTTTAACACCTAAAATTCGACGCAGTTTTTGCATGACTTTAGGATCTGGAATAGCTTTACCTAATTCGTATGAAGATATGATATCTACCGATACGTTTATGAGATTTGCAAGATCTTTTTGTGTATACTGTTTTGCAGTGCGCGCCCTTTGTATCGTCAATCCGGTTTCTTTACTCACTTTTTTGTGTGTACCACCTAATACAGCTTCGTCTAGTTTCTGATCGGGTGTTTTACCAGAGTATTGACTCCTTTTAGGTAATTTGATTTCTTGTCCCATGAATTTAACATATTTTTCCTTTTCCCGTGTTTTATCAACCTTACCACGAATAATAACTGGATCCCAATCCTGGTAATGATTCATTTTATTATATATAGACTTAAAATTTTAAGTAATAATATAAATAAATAAATATGTTAACTCTTTATTATGCGATTGGAATAATAGTTCTGATATTAGTCTGTTTTGCATTTAAAAGCGGTTGGTGTTTGTGTGGTGATGAAGATGATGAAAATAATGAGGAACCTTGCCCAAAATACGAACCCGAACTCCCAAGAGGGTTGTATTGGAGACACTAATAGGACCCGAAATTATGATATTTTTTTCAAATATAAAGTATATGGCTTTTATACTTGAAATAATAATACCCCTTATATTATTTGGTCTTATGTATAAAAATTTTGATAGATTTATGCGTTGTTGTACTCCTAAAACATGGAACTCTGATATAAAGATTTAACGTTTATACTATAGTAATGGAAGCCGTTTATATATTTTTAATAGTTTTGGGAATTGTTTACATTATAAATGTACTCATTGAACCAATTGCTAGATGTTATTATAAATGTTTTCCAAGAAAACGAGAATACGATATTGAAGTATAAAGTTT